CAACACCATCCTCTGTCAATACAGATGAGGATGAAGAAGATGCACTTAGCTATTTTGCAAAATTAGCTGAAAATTAGAAAATACCCCGAAAAAAATTCGGGGCCATTTTTACGCCAGAGGTCGCTCAAAACGACCTCTTTTTTTATGGGGAAATTATTCTTGGATTCTCTGTTTTTTTAAGTTTATCACTTACAAATTGTCGTGATGGTTTATATTCCATAATATTTTCAAAATCTTCTAAGAAGACGGTCAAATACTCAGGTTTTAAAATATCAATATTTCTTTTTGCATCATTTAAATTAGTTTCATGTTCTAAGAATGTAAATGATGTAATTTTTGATTCAGTTCTTAAAACGCCATTATCTAAAAAATTAATAGAGTAATCAGATTGAACCGTCAATCCTTGTGGATGAATTAATCTACCTCTTGAGTCTCTTAAAATATCGGTTTCATAATGGTGAATATTTGCTAATTCTTCAGCTGTATATTTCTCGTTGATATAAGTTAAAAAGTCTTGACTTCCCATTGGCCACTCATCTCTAACATGAACAATATTATTCGTAGTTAATACCACCCAATCAAGATTAGGATCTTGGTAAAAATTAAATGCAACCTGATCTGGTCTTTCATCACCCTCTACAGAATATTTTGTGAAAGCGGTAACTTCATCAAATACGTCATCACGCAATACTGCTCTTTTAAATATGTTTTTGACAACTTGATAGTCATATGCAGATTGTCGATCATTCTTTAGTGAAGGATAATCTAAATCTGGAAGTTGTCTAAAATAACTGTTTGGTGACTCTGAGTATGTCATACTAATATCCTACACTGTCTGTTGGAGTTTTATCTTGATCTCCATGATATATTGGTCTGAGTTCAGTAAATGCAAGACTAAGTTTAACTGCAACTGGTTGTGAATCACGATATGCAGACCAATAACCACTTGGAGCATAGTCTGTTTGTAAAGTTGTCAATGCAAGACCGCCTGGATTAAATAAGTTTACAGTTTTCAATACATCTCTTTTATCTGGCCCATTTTTATATTCTAATGTGAAAATATCAGGATTTGCTAAAAAAGATGTATTCTGAAATTTTGGCGCCATTCCAAGTTTTAGAAAACGAATTATTTTTCTAATCTCTCTACCTTCTTTTTCACTTCTTGCAATCATTGTATATTCAAAAGAAAAATCACGAATTACAGGCCCTTGAAATAACATTTCTGCGTTTGGATTTAAAACTCGACCACCAGTTCTTGCTAAAAATGTATCAACGTCAATATCTGCTCCTAATACACCAGTCAACTTAGATAAAGCATCAGCACTTATAGATTGACCAAGTGCTTGTATATTTCCTTCATTACCTCTCTTTAATGCTCTTGCTGCATCTCTTTGTTCTACAATTTGTTCACCTGTTAGTCCAACAATATTACCCTGTCCAGCAGTCACCCCAGCATTACGAAGGTCATTTTGTAGAAGTGCGCCTGGAGCTCCTAATATCCCAAGATTACTTAACCCTCTTGCAGCACCAAGAGCAGCGATTCCAGTGGAAGTTAAATCACTTCCTCCCCATTCTACACCATTTACATCAGTGGGTTTTGGCATGGGTAATATGATAGTCCCTTCAATTGGTTTACCAATTACACTATCACCAGCTATATTTGAACCATCTGCACGAACCCTAGCTGATTTACTTTGATTAATATCAGCTCTTAAATATTTGTATCTTGTTATTTTCATATGATCTTGCATAAGATCAATATCAAGAGGATATGCCATGATATCACTACCACGACGCCTGTTTGATGAACCACCACCGTAGGCATTATATCTATCATACCCTTGATTTGGTGTGAAAGCTATGGGTTGTTCTGAAACATTGTCAACAAATTGTTGATTATCTATTGCACTCTTTGTTGCAGCGTAATAAGATTGTAATTCTTCATCTGATAATTTTTCAGTTGCATCTACATACGCCTCTTTATTAGACCCATATTTTGCGATATTAAATGCATTTAATGATTCATCTGAACTTGATACAGTTGCAAATTCATTACCCTTTGGTGGAATTGGATTTAAAACACCGTTAACAACCTTTTTTATGCCTGCTAATTTATCGCCCACAAAATCGAAAGCGTAATTAGCTCCTTCTACTTCATATTTTCTACTTTTTTTAAGGATTGACATTAACTTTTGTTGTAAACTCTGTCTCTTGGGACTGGAATCCCTCTCATATCAACGAATCTTTCAGTGGGTAATTGTGCTACGTCTGACCATTCACTACTAGGGATGCGATATGGTTGACTTCTGACACCAGTATATAGGTATTTATGTAGAGTTCTTTGAGGAACCGCAACCGCACCCTGAGCAGAGTTATTTAGTAAGCTTATCGCAAGTTCATCTCTTTCAGTCAATCGAACATAATGAAGATTACAACCTAGAAATCCACCTTTCTGATATTCAATCACATATGTAAGAGGATACATGTCATAATATGGTTGTTTTGTCTGTGCTGAATATGTAAAAAAATATAATTGGCCAGGAGCAAATCCATCAGTATCTGCTGCATCGTCATCAAAGTTTGTTGATCCAAGTTCATCAAGTAATTGACTCCGAAACCACTCCTCATTGACTTGACCACCAACTTTATCTAGTATGTTTTGTAGAATACTCATCTGATTCCTAATTCTTTCTCAGTCATAATTTTGAACTCTAATTTACGATCTGCACAAAACTCTCTTGCTGCCTTCCATTTTGCTTGATTTTTGATATATGTCATAGATTCATTAATTAACGTTTTTCTTGATTTACCCTTAGTGACTTTTGGTTCTAGTGTTTCTCTCAATGGTTTGACTTCAATCACAGATCTTTTGATGTTACCATCTTTATCTTTATATTTAATAAAAAAATCAGGGAAATATCTACGAACACGATTGGTTGTTGGATCTTTATAAGGAACCCAAAATTCTTCTGATGCCCATTCAAGTATATTTTCATTTAAATCACAGTAGTTCATAAATTTTCGTTCCCATAAAGAGCGATAAATAATATTACGGTGATCACCCTTATATTTTTTAGGGTTGGAAGGTCTATATATTCCTTTATAACTCATATATAGTAATAACAACGTAAATTTATTTATCGTGGCAGACAATAATTTATTTCCAAGAAAATCAGATATATTTAAAGGAAGTTTAGACTTAATCCGTGATAGTGTTGCACGGCCGTCTCTAGATACCATCTATCAAGTGACTTTTTCATTTGGAAAGGCTGAGATATGGTTACAGGGAGATGATATGGGCAAAAATAGAACTCAGGGAACGGATTTTAAAAGAAAAATGTCTCTGTTATGCACAGAAGCTGAAATTCCAGGCACACAATACACAACAACGCCTGCTATCGGTCATCATCAAGGTATTCAAGAAGAGTTTCCAAATTTAAGAAACTATCCTCCGTTGAATCTTACTTTCTATTGTGACGCAGATATGGTTATTTTAGAAGTTTTAGAAAAATGGATGACATACATCAATCCAGTTCAGACAGATAAAAGAAATTATGCTGCATATACACGTTTTAATTATCCAGAAGATTATAAAGAAATAATTCATATTTCAAAATTTGAAAGAGATACTTTTACTGAGGGAAAAGGAAGTTATAAATCTAATATGACACACTATGAATTTGTAAATGTTTGGCCTACTAATTTAACATCAATGAGAGTTGCCTATGGTCAGTCAAATGTGTTAAAATGTAGTATGCAATTTGCTTATGATAGATTTTTCACAAGTTTCGATGGTTTGGAAGGTGCAGTTCCTGTTGATAGAGTAAGTGCAACCTTAGATCAAGCCTTGATCGCAGGGGATGGTTACATCAATAAGAATGTAGATCCAAAACCTAATAAGAAAAAGGTAATTCCTCAATATCAAAAAAACAGAAACAAACTAAACAGATCAAGAAACTTTAATAAAAAATAATTAAATAAAACCTCCCTATATAAAATACTGAATAGATTATTATGCCATTACCAACCATTGAAACTCCAACATATGAGTTGAAGTTACCATCATCAAATAAAAAAATTAAATATAGACCATTTTTAGTCAAAGAAGAAAAGATTTTAATTATTGCTCTAGAATCAAAAGATCAAGATGAAATTACAAATGCTGTAACAGATGTTTTGAAAAAATGTATTCTGACAAGAGGAGTTGATGTTGATGTCTTGCCTACATTTGATATTGAATATCTTTTTCTAAATATTCGTGCAAAGTCAATCGGTGAAGACATCAAAATGACTGTGACTTGTTCCGATGATGGGACAACACAGGTTCCAGTCACTGTTTATGTTGATGAGATCAAAGTGATTAAACCAAAAGGTCACACAACTGATATTGTTTTAGATGATAAAATGACTCTTCGTATGAAGTATCCGTCATTAAATCAATTTGTTGAAAATAATTTTACCACTGATGATGATCCTAAAAATACAGTAAATAAAACCTTTAAGGTTGTTGCTGATTGCATGGATACAATTTTTACAGAGGAAGATGCATGGGATGCTAAGGATTACACCCCATCTGAAAGAATTGATTTCGTTGAAAAATTAAATTCAAAACAATTTAAAACAATTGAATCATTTTTTTCAACAATGCCTAAATTATCACATACAATTGAAGTTATAAATCCAAACACAAAACAAAAGAATAGTATCGTTTTGGAGGGTCTTGCCGATTTTTTCGGGTGAGTATTGCAAGAGAGGATCTTGAATCGTATTATCGTATCAATTTCGCTCTCATGCAATACCATAAATATAGCTTGACGGAACTTGAAAATATGATGC